TATGATTAGCAAAACTGCATCTGTTCTTCGTGCTTCCGACGTATCAATCGTTGGTGATGGTAGCACAATTACTGTAGTTGTTGGTGATAAGAAGAATGCAACTGGTAACTCGTTTAGCGAATCTGTTGGTACAACTGACAAGACATTCAAGGTAAACTTGAAAGTAGAAAACCTAAAGATGCTTCCAGGAGATTATGCAGTTAGTATTTCAAGCAAGAAAATTTCTCGCTTTAAGTCACCATCCTCTGACTTGGTGTATTACGTAGCAGTAGAAGCAGATTCGACTTTCGAGTTTTAAGTTGAGGGGAGTTCGCTTCCCATTCTTTATTATGGAGTTATTATGAATAACATTATTACTTTCAGAAAGACACCTCATGCAGTGAAGACAGATATATGGGGTCAAAGATTCATCATGACTGTTGATGCATGGTGCTTCGAAAATGGAAGTGTAGATGATAAATTAGTTAAGAAACAGATTTCCATTTGTCAGTGTTTTGTGAAACCTGGAAGGCAACATATTCCAGACCATGAATTAACATTTAATGATGTTCGACCATATCATGTAGATGTTTGGAGTGCCAAAGCAAAGAATCGGAAGAAGACTGGTTTCTTTATGACAAACTATGAGATAAACACCTGTGTACTTCCAGAAACTCTTAAACAAACTTTCCGAGAGTATATTGCTCAAGGAGAGTTGCCTAACTTTTTGTTTGCAGGAACTGCAGGTGTAGGTAAAACTACAATTGCCAAAGCACTTTGTAATGAAATTGGTGCAGAGTATCTAATGATTAACGGCTCGGAAGAATCAGGTATTGATACACTCCGAACTAAGATCAAAGGGTTTGCATCAACTGTGAGTCTAACTGATGCCAAGAAAGTTGTCATCCTAGATGAGGCTGATTACCTGCAAGCAAATTCTACTCAACCAGCACTGCGTGCATTTATTGAAGAGTTTGCCAACAACTGCCGATTCATTCTGACTTGTAACTTTAAGAATCGTATCATTGAACCGATCCACAGTCGTTGTGCTGTGATTGAATTCAAGATCGAAAGTAAAGACAAGCAGGAGATCGCAGCTGCATTCTTTAAACGTGCAGTGCAGATTCTTAAGCAAGAGTCCATTGAGTTTGACCCAAAGGTTGTTGCTGAACTTATCACAAAACACTTTCCAGATTATCGTAGGATTCTAAATGAACTCCAACGATATTCAGTATCAGGTAAGATTGATTCTGGTATTCTGGTCAATATGTCTCAGGAATCATTTAAGGGTTTGGTAAAACTTCTTAAAGAAAAAGACTTCACTGAAACACGTAAATGGGTTGCTAAGAACTCTGATGCCGATACAGTTGCACTATTCCGAGAATTGTATGATACTGCATCAACTAATATTGACCAAGCAAGTATCCCTCAACTTGTACTAATCCTCGCTGACTATCAATATAAAGCAGCATTTGTAGCTGACCATGAACTAAATATAATGGCAGCACTAACTGAGATTATGGCTCAGTGTAAATTCAAATGAGGATGCTATGGAAATACTTATGTTTTTATTTGCAATGGCGTTTTGTATCTGGTTTGGATGGCGTATGAGAGAAGAAATTGCAAAACACAAAATGCAAAAGTTTATAAAGTATGCTCAACAGATGCAAGAAGATGATCTCCCAGATAACTATATTCGGGTTGTGATTGAAAAGCACAATGATACTTTCTTCGTTTATGAAGAAGAGAATAAAACATTCATGGCTCAAGCTAACTCTAAAGATGATTTAGATAAATCTTTACGTGAGAGATTTCCTGGAAAGATGTTTGCTGTCAAAGAAGAGAATCTAATCGAAGTCGGTTTCCTATCATGAGCCCATTCGATTTTGTTAATGCAATCAACACTACAAAGAAAGACCTATTTGAAGATCCACTAGCTTCGAAAGATTACTCTGCATTCCTAGTGAATAGAGGGTTGTCGTATTTCCCCGATACGATTCTTCATGCAAATGAGATGAATCGTAACTCCAGTATCCCAAAGGACTGGCAGTTTTATTTTTTCCTAAATAGTATACCAAAGAAAAAGAGATTCAGTAAGTGGGCTAAGAAAGACACCGAAAGCGAATCGCTGGCTCTAGTAAAAGAGTATTTTGGTTACTCATCAGAAAGAGCCAGTGAAGCACTGAGTATTTTATCTGATGACCAAATGGCTATGATAAAAGAAAAATTATTTAAAGGTGGAAAATAATGACTGTAGAAATGATTTATTACGACTGGACACCAGAGTCGATGCTTGAAGTGAGTCTGCCAGAGCCAGACAACTTTCTAAAAGTCCGTGAGACTCTTACCCGCATCGGGATCGCTTCCAGAAAAGAAAACAAACTGTATCAATCTTGCCATATTTTACATAAGCAGGGTAGATACTTTATTGTACACTTCAAAGAATTATTTGCATTAGATGGTAAAGAATCAAATATCACTAATGGAGATATCGAGCGCAGAAATGCTATTGCTGGATTGCTTCAGGACTGGGAACTTCTAAAGATTTTAGTTGCTACACAGGCAGAACAGAAAGCATCTTTGTCTCAAATTAAGGTGGTCTCTTACAAAGAAAAAGACCAGTGGGAATTAGTTCCAAAATATAACATAGGAAAGAAATCAAAATGAATATTAAACTTGAATTGACCGTAGATGAAGTAAATGCTATTCTTCGTTGTTTGGGTAAGCATCCTTTTGAAGAGATCGCTACTCTAATTAATAAAATTAAATCTCAGGGTGAGCCACAAGTAGCTGAGATGGCAAAGGCTCAAGAAAATGCAGCTGCTAATGCTCCAGCTGCATAATAAATATAGAACTACCCAAGAATAATGATTTTCATTAGGTGGTTTTTATGAGAATCTTATAAGTAGTATGTCCATTTGGATGATGTAAATAATTATAATTTTTAGGAGATATAAAAATGGTTTGGACAACACCAACAGCAACAGATATGCGATTCGGATTTGAAGTAACAATGTACGTAATGAATCGCTAAGAGTCCCACCTTAGGGCTGTTCGTCGCTACGGTATAAGGCGTCCGTGTAATTACACCCTCGACACGAAAGTTCGAGCCAGTATAAGGTAAGCTGGAGTTTACCTGAATTATAAAATGAGAATGTATGCGAATTTTAGCAATAAACATATCACACCATGCTTCCATAGCACAGATTACAGACGGTAACTTAGACCTCTTCTTTGAAGAAGATAGGTTCAATAAAGTTAAACAATGTCAACCAGAACGATTTCCAGAACCAAGATTCATTTCTATAGATAAACACATCACAGAAAAACCAGACTATGTGATATTTGCATCTGCTAGTAGATATTGCCCATCAATAAAAATAATACCATACTTCATATCTGATGAAACTATTATGAGTTGGTTTGTGAAACAGTTAGAAGAAAAGTTTGGAAAGGTAAGAACTATCTTTCTTAAAGAACATCATCTATATCATGCACATTCTGCTTTTCATTTCTCTAAATTAGATAATGCAATATGTATTGTAATGGATGGTGGTGGAGCACCATTACAGTCTAATGAACAGTATGTAGAAATTGAAAGTATATATGATATGGATAGTACTAAATGTACTCCAAAATATAAAGCATATACAAATGTAGAATTTGTATATGATAGTATGCATTGTGAGATTCCACGAGAAAATTTATTCTATTCATTTACAGAAGATTCTGTAGATATAGAAATGTCTTCTAAATTTAGTAGTGGGATGAAGTTTCAAGAATTTGCTATCACTAATAATACTGGTATTGAGATTGGAAAAATTATGGGGTTGGCTAGTTATGGTAATCTAACTGGTGATACATTAGAGGATAAAGCTAGACAACTCCAACAAGATAGCTTACTAAATACATTTGAAATCATTAATAAAGCTATTAAATACTCTGACTCAAAAAACATTATTCTTTCTGGTGGATACTCTTTAAACTGCGTTAATAATTATGAATATGTTAAAGAGTTTCCAGAGTATAACTTCTTTGTAGATCCAGCTGCCCATGATGGTGGAACTGCTATTGGTGCTGGTATGTGGTTGTGGAGAAAATTGAAATGATAATTAGAGATAAGAAACAAACTATTGATTTAATTCTAGAACAAAAGATTGGTGCTATTTTTCAAGGTGCAAGTGAAATTGGTCCACGAGCATTAGGTAATAGATCAATAATTTTTGATCCAAGAAATCCTAATGGTAAAGATATCGTAAATAGAGTTAAGAAAAGAGAGTGGTACAGACCATTTGCTGGGACTATTCTTTTAGAACACGTTCACGATTATTTTGAAATGCTTACTCTTAAAGAATCTCCATGGATGTCGTTTGCGGTGAAAGCGAAACAAAAGGCTATCGATGAAGTCCCTTCTATCGTCCATGTGGATCATACTTGTCGCATTCAAACAGTCACACGAGAACAGAATAAAAACTTCTATGAATTGATTGAAGAATTTTATTCTAGAACTGGTGTTCCAATCTTATTCAATACATCTTTTAATCTAGCTGGGGATCCATTAGTAGAAACCATCCAAGATGGATTAAATACTTTAAGTAGATCTGAAATAAATTTCATATATGTTCCTGAAGATCAGGATTTAATTTTATGAGAATCCTTGGTATAAATTTATCGCACAATGCTTCAATAGCACAAATCACAGATGGTAAGTTAGATTTATATTTCGAGGAAGACAGATTTAATAAAGTTAAACAGTGTGAACCAGAACGATTTCCAGAACCAAGATTCATTTCTATAGATAAACACATCACAGAAAAACCAGATTATGTAATTTATGCATCAGTTGGTAGAGTGGGTCAAGCATTTGAATATTCTCCAGTATGGGTTTCAGATCAATCTCTGATGGATATATTTAATAAACAACTATCTGAAAAGTTTGGTGAAGATATACCATATTTTTATCAGATAGAACATCATCTATATCATGCACATTCTGCTTTCTATTTTTCTGAGTTGGATGACGCACTATGTATTGTAATGGATGGTGGAGGGGCAAGACCACTAGAAGAGTTTAACCAGTACATTGAGATTGAAAGTGTTTACACAATAGATAAAAATCAATGTAGTGCAAAGTATAAGTGTATAACATCTGCTGATATGTTTTATAATAATACTGTTTTAAATAATGTTGGGTATGTTGATCAACATATCAATCCAGAACAGTTAGATTATCCATTAAGAAAAGATAATATAGATTATTTACTAACATCTAAATTTAGTAGTGGGATGAAATTTAAAACTTTCTCACAAGTCCATGATATGGGTATTGATGTAGGAAAAATTATGGGGTTGGCTAGTTATGGTAATCTAACTGGTGAGCGTGTTGAAGATTTAGCTAGACAGCTACAAGAAGAATCTTTAAAAGATACAATAGAACTTATATCACTAGCAACAAAATATTCTGACTCAAAGAACATTATTCTTTCTGGTGGCTATGCGCTAAACTGCGTGAACAACTACCATTATATGAAACACTTCCCAGAATATAACTTCTTTGTAGATCCAGCTGCCCATGATGGTGGAACTGCTATTGGAGCAGCACTATGGTTTTATAAAGAAATTTTGGCATCTGAGATAGAATTTGCCTAAATAGAATTGGTTAGTTTCTAACCAACAACCGCTATGCCTTCGGGATAGCAATTTTTATTACTCGCTGAAAGGGAGACAATATGTTATCAGCTATTAATCAGTCCATCGATACTATTTGCAGTATCAAAACAAAATTCGTTGACACCTGCGTGCAAAACGAAGAAATAAAATCCCAACTCCAGACTTACATTGATGCTCAGCAATCATTTGCTAAGACAATGGCTAAGACCACTGTAGATTTTTTCACTACAGTTGGCACTTCTGCCCTTGCATTTGATCCACGCCAAGCATTTAAACAATAAGAAAGGAGAATAACATGGTTACAAAATTTGTTCCAGAGACATGGGGTGCTCATCTAAAAGACTTTGATAAGTTTTTTGTTGGGTTTGATGATCAGTTCAATCGCATCGCAAAGATGCATGATGATTTGACAAAGAATATTCCTAACTATCCTCCATACAACATTAAGAAAACTGGTGAAAATACTTACCAGATCGAGATGGCTGTTGCTGGATTTGGTAAGCAGGATATTGATATTGAACTTGATGGTGATAAATTGATCATCAAAGGAAACACTACGGAAGATAATTCTGATTACCTATTTAAAGGTATCGCCAATCGTGCTTTCACTCGTTCATTTGCTCTTAACGATCAGGTTGAAGTAAAGGATGCAGAGATGCTCAATGGTATGCTCAAAGTATTCTTGGAAAGAATTATTCCAGAACACAAGAAGCCAAAGAAAATCGAAGTGAAAGAGAAGGGTAAGAAAGAACTTCTTAATGAACAATATGATAAGGTCGCAGAGACACTATAAGTAGTCATACGATTTAGGGAGACTTCGATCTCCCTAAATATTTGTATGATGAAAGCAAGAATAACCCACAACATGATCTCGTTTATCACGGTAAGACGTGGTGAATGGATCTTAAAAGTATCTGTGTTTAAGAACAAACAGATAATGGTTCTTGCACAAAATGTATATGAAGCAGATAAATTTTACATAAGATATTTTATTGATCAGAATATGGCAGCAGAATTTATTGAACAACTTGTTATAGAGGAATGATATGATTAAAGTATTTAAATTGATTAGTGGTGAAGAAATTATTTCTAAATGTGAAGGTATGGATCAAAATAAAGATTACTCTCTTGAAAGCCCAGCATCAATTATGATGCAGAGAACTGAGCAGGGTGTTGGAGTTGGCTTGGCTCCATATATGCCATACGCAAGTGGTAAGATCAAGCTACATTCAAATGCAATTGCATCCAGTGCAGACGCTGATCTTAAGATGGAGAACGAATACAATCGTCTCTTTGGCTCAGGTATTCAGATTGCTCCAGCTGGGTCTATCGCTGGTCTCTAGCCTCTAAAATCCCCTTATAAATCAACAACTTACACTCCCTCAGGAGTGTAGGGTTATTGCATTTAATTGTTGCCTTTAATTCAGGTTTGATGTATAATATATCTACAAACTTGAAAAGGAACTTGATTATGAACGTGATCTACAAAACAAAGACCAAAGCTGAACTGCGTGTTGAGTCTCAAAAAGCATTGAAGAAATTTTTGAAGACTGGTGGAGACATTCAGATTATCAAAGCCAGAAAAATTCCTAAGTCAAAAATGACTACAAAAACATCTCGTGGTTTCGTTGCTGGTACTGGTGGTATGTCCACTGGTTTTCCTAGCAAGGCATTCGCCTGATGAAAGCATTCGTTGAGACTACAAAAGACTGGACAACTCCAGTCTCGAATCACATCTATTATTTGTCAGACGACAAACGTAAGATGTATGCATTCTATAACATCGACACACAAACAGTGAAGAAGTTTATCAAGCCAATTGCATTCGATCCACGTTACCGTACCTTCAAAGAATTGAAACGTAAATGAACATTAATGAATTCCTCAATGATCTTGCTAGCAATGCGTCACGCAACTATAAGATTGAACAGCTGAGTAAGAACTCAAACAATGACACGTTGCGAGAAGTCATTCGTTTGGCTCTTGATCCATTCACTCAATTCTATCAACGTAAGATTCCAGCGTATGTTCCAAACACAACTTCGCATGCAGCATCACTCAAGTCCATGTTGCCAGCATTATTTGACTTGCGTGAGCGTGTTGTTACTGGAAACGCTGCTATTGACCACTTGACTAACATCCTACAAGCTGTTAGCCCAGATGATGCTAAGGTTCTAGAACGAATTATTGAGAAGGATTTGAAATGTGGCGTCCAAGTATCAACTGCAAACAGCGTGTGGAGTGGCTTGATCCAAGAGTATCCAGTAATGCTTTGCAGCGGATTCGAACAGAAGCTAGTGGACAAAATAAACTATCCAGCATACGCACAGTTAAAGATGGACGGGATGCGCTTCAACGCTATCGTCAGAAGTGGTAAGGTAGAATTCCGTAGCCGAAATGGTAAACAGATTCATCTGTTGGGTAATCTCGAGAAAGAGTTTGCTGCGCTTGCTGGCGATATTGATTGTGTATTCGATGGAGAACTACTTGTAATGTTTGAAGGTGAACATCAGTTTGCAGATCGTCAGACTGGTAATGGTATTCTGAACAAAGCAAACAAAGGTACAATCTCTTCAAAGGAAGCATCATTGGTTCACGCCACTGTTTGGGATGTTATTCCATATGCATACTTCACTGATGGTTACTGTCCGACTCCATACTCAAAACGATTCTCATCGTTAGAACTATTGACTAATAAACAGAAGTCAGAAGGTAAAAAGATATGGTCGGTTGCAAGTGACATTGTTCAGAGTCTGGAAGAAGCACAGGTGATCTTTGAAGATTATTTGTCGAGAGGTCTTGAGGGACTTATTCTCAAAGATGGCTCAGGTGTTTGGGAAGATAAACGTGCAAAGCATCAGATCAAATTCAAAGGTGAACTAGAATGTGATCTGAAGATTGTTGCAGTTGAAGAGGGTATAGGCAAAGCTGCAGGAATGCTCGGTGCTATCGTTTGTGAATCAGCAGATGGTATTGTAAAGGTGAATGTTGGATCTGGTTTTACAGATGCACTTCGCAAACAATATTGGAAAGAAAATTTAGTTGACAAAATCGTGGCAGTGAAGTATAATGCTAGGATCAAGAACAAAGCTGGAGAAGAATCTTTGTTCCTTCCAGTGTTCATTGAACTACGTGATGATAAAGATGTTGCAGATAATTCAAAGGTGATAAAATGAAAGTAGTAATCAATAGATGTTATGGTGGTTTCGGTTTGAGCCATGAAGCTGTTATGCGATACTTTGAGATCAGAGGTATCACTGTTTATCCAGAACAAGAAAAGGGTATTGGTAGTTGGAAGTTTTGGACTTACTGGTTAGTTAAGCCAGAAGATCGCATTGAATCCAAAGAAGGTGAAGCATTCTATGCTATGTCAATGGAAGATCGTCGTGCATATAATGCAGCACATTCTGCTCAAACTGTTTATCCACAAGATATCGAACGCCATGATCCAGCATTAATTCAAGTAGTTGAAGAGATGGGTGACAAAGCCAATGGTGATCATGCTGAATTGAAAGTCGTGGAGATTCCAGATGATGTTAACTATATCGTTGAAGAATATGATGGCTTAGAACACATTGCTGAAGAACATAGGACTTGGGGTTAATTATGCGTAAAGAACTAGACGAAGCACTATGTGCAAAATATCCGCTGATCTTTAAAGATCGCAATGCAGATATGCGCACCACAGCAATGTGTTGGGGACTAGAATGTGGTGATGGTTGGTATAACATCATTGATGTCCTTTGTGGTCTATTGACTTCTGACTATCGTCAAGCGCAAAGTCGTTACGAATCTATCAAAGATTTAGTTGATCAACCACGCTGGGAAGGTAGTAAAGATATCATCACCCATTTGCTGAGAGTATGAGTTATCGCACATGCGAAGAATGTGGTGCTCCAGGAAAAACATATACTGATGGTTGGCATACTACTCTTTGTGATGTTCACGCAGCAATGGCTGGTCGTGAGTATGAGGAGAATGAATAATGTTTTATGGTAGAGAATCAATTAGCGATCGTATTCAATACATCCGTGAGTTGACGACTGGTGTAGTGATTGTCCCTGCTCCAACTTATATTCATGGAAAGAATTGGACTGATGAGTTACGTGAAAAAAATGGATACACGAAACTCGAAGATGATTCTTGGGCGACTGTGATTGACCATCAGGAATATTTGAACAAGCTGGAAAAAGATATACTTGAAGTCTATGCCAATTATCAAGAAACTCTCAGTCAGTTGAGTATGGTGAGACAACAAAAACGAGAGATGGAATTTGGTCTGCGTACTGCGCAGAAATCTTTAGATAAAGCACTAGCAATGAAAGGTGAAAGCGATGAGTAATTTAAAAGAAGGATCTGTGTGGGTAATGGTAGAAACAATTGGTCAATACCGTATGCGTTATATGGTTGAAGCACCAGCTTCCAATCCTGAATATGCTCTTGATGATGTTACTTGTGAAGATGCAAAAGAGTTTTCTCAATTGTGGCTTGGTGAAACCATAGTGAGCCATCGTGTTGTTTCAGAAGATGAAGCCATTGCTATATGTGATGTTGATAACGACTATTGTAAATCATGGGATTCTCAGCAGAAGATTGATACATTCTTTACTAAAGAGGGTGAAGGTAATGGTATGACTCAATATAGAAAAATTGATAGAGTAACTCTGTAATGTTTATATTCGATGTGGAAACACTCGGTGTCGAATCTAATGCTGTCGTTCTTTCGGCAGCATTGATTCATTTTGATCCAGAGAAACGTCCAACATACCAAGACCTTCTTGACAATGCATGCTTTGTAAAGTTTGATGTGAAGGAGCAACTTTCTGTTGGTCGAACTGCATCTAAGTCTACTTTGGGGTGGTGGAAAGATCAACACGAATATGTTCGTAAAGTTTCTCTGGATCCAAGTCGTGATGACATGACTGTGAATAATGCATTCCTTAAATTCTACAAATATATGGGAGAATACAAGGATCCATTTAAACAAACTATGTGGGCACGTGGTTCATTAGATCAACTTGTAATCGATTCTTTGGCAGTTAAATTTGAATGCGAAGAAATTACAGGGTATAATATGTGGAGAGATGTTCGAACTGCAGTTGATGTTTTGTATGGAACTACAAATGGATATGTAGATGTAGACCATCCTCTTTTTAAACGACATGAAGTTATAAAACATCATCCTGTGCACGATTGTGCTCTGGATGCAATGCAACTTATGTATGGGAAATTAAATGCTTGATTGTATGATTATCGGTGACAGTATTGCAGTTGGTGTTTCTCAGATAAGAACTGAGTGTGCATCAATTTCAAAAAGTGGTATCAACTCTAAAGTATGGAATGACAAACATCTGGATATGTTTAGTAGAGTTACTTCTCGTACACTTATTATTAGTCTTGGTGCAAACGATTATAAAGGAATCAAGACAGAAGAAAACATTCGTCTGTTAAGAAACCTTGCTGATGCTGACAGAGTTTTTTGGTTACTTCCTAGTCATAAACTAAAACCTGATCAAGTAGAAGCAGTAAAAAAGATTGCCACAGAGTTTGGTGATACAGTCATCCCTAGACCTGAGACTAACATAAGCCCAGATGGAGTTCATCCTACTTACAAGGGATATAAAACATTGGCAGAAAAAACTAAATAATGGAATTTTACACAACAGCCCATGCAGTGGGCGACAAGATCCTCGTTAGAGGATACGACAAAGGTAGACCGTATCAGCGTAAGGTAGATTTCTACCCTACGCTTTTTGTCACTTCTAATAAACCAACGAAGTTTAAAACACTTGATGATACCTATGTTGATCAAGTAAAACCAGGATCTATTCGTGAGACCAAAGACTTTGTTAAACGATACGAAGATGTTGAGGGGTTTCCAGTATACGGCAACACAAACTATGCCTATCAATATATCAGTGACACTTATGGTGGTGATGTCAACTGGGATATTGAACAGATTAAAGTCTACACTATTGATATTGAAACCGCCACTGAATCTGGATTCCCAGATATCCGTACTGCCAATGAAGAGATTCTTCTGATCACTGTCAAAGATTTAATCAGCAAGAAGGTTATCACTTTCGGTCACTCTCCAACTGGAAAGATTTATAGTCACACTCGTGTCGATGTAACATATCAAGCATATACCAGCGAGTTGTCTTTGCTTAAAGATTTTATGATCTGGTGGCAACAAAACTACCCAGACATTATCACTGGCTGGAACACTGACTTCTTTGATAACGTATATCTCATTCGTCGTATCGCACGTGAACTTGGTGACACGTTTGCCAATAAAATCTCTCCATGGGGTATGGTGAATGAACGCAAGACATTCATCAAAGGTAACGAAGAACTTCACTATGACATTCTTGGTATCAGCCAGCTAGACTATCTGGAACTTTACAAGAAATATACCTACACTAAACAAGAATCCTACAAGCTAGACTATATTGCCGAACAGGAACTTGGTGATCGTAAGAAAGAGAATCCTGGAGTTGACTTCAAAGATTTCTACACGAACTACTGGCAAGAGTTTGTTGAGTATAACATTCACGACGTAGAGTTGGTTGACCGATTCGAAGACAAGATGCGTTTGATTGAACTGCATCTTACCATGGCATACAATGCCAAGATCAATCCAGAAGATGTTTACTCACAGGTACGTATGTGGGATACGATCATTTATAACCACCTGCGCCATAAGGGTATTGTTATTCCAGCCAAGACTTCTTCTGGTAAAGATGCTCAATTTGAAGGTGCGTATGTTAAAGATCCACTTATTGGTATGCACAAGTGGGTTGCGTCCTTTGACTTGAACAGTCTATATCCTCACTTGATTATGCAGTACAACATCAGTCCAGAAACATTGACAAGTGAAAAGCTATCTGTCACTGTTGATAAACTTCTCAACAAAGAAATTGATACTGATTATTGTAAGCGTCGTGACTTGGCACTGACTGCGAATGGTTGGACATATCGTAAAGACATCAAAGGGTTCATGCCTGAATTGATGGAGCAGATGTATATCAATCGTTCCAAGTTTAAGAAACAGATGTTGAAGATCGAACAGGAATACCAGAACGACAAGACAAAGGTTCATCTGTTGAAAGATATCTCTCGTTTAAATAACCTGCAGATGGCAATGAAGATTGCTCTGAACTCTGCTTATGGTGCGATGGGTAATCAGTACTTCAGATACTTTGACATTCGTATGGCTGAAGGTATTACAACTTCTGGTCAACTATCCATTCGTTGGATGGCGAATAAACTGAACGCATATCTAAACAGAGCACTCAAGACAGAAGGACAAGACTTCGTTGTGGCGATTGACACTGACTCAATCTACCTTACACTTGAGAAGCTGGTTGATAAAGTCTGTGGTGATAAGTCAACAGATGAGAAGATCAAGTATATGGATCGTGTTTGTGAAGAGATTCTACAACCATTCATTGATTCTGGTTATAGCGAACTCGCTGAGTACATGAATGCGTATTCTCAAAAGATGGTTATGAAGCGAGAGGTTCTAGCCGACAAAGCTATCTGGACTGCTAAGAAACGCTATGTGATTAACGTGCACAACTCTGAGGGTGTTCAGTATGCAAAACCCAAGATCAAAGTCATGGGTCTTGAGATGGTTAAGTCATCAACACCAGCAGTCATTCGTGATAAGTTGCGTGACAGTCTTAATGTTATTCTAAAAGGTGACCAAAAAGATCTTCATACATATGTTATGGACTTTAGAAAAGATTTTGATAAAATGTCAGCAGCAGAGATCGCATTTCCTCGTGGTGTTAATGGTATGAAAACATATGCTGGATCTCCGATCTATGTTAAGTCAACACCGATCCATGTTCGTGGTGCTTTACTTTATAACCACTACGTAAAGAAGATGGGACTTGATAAGAAGTACCAACCAATTCGTGATGGTGACAAGATCAAATTTGTCTATGTGCGCACACCGAATCCTTTACAGGAAGATGTTATTGCTTTCAGTCAACATATTCCGAAAGAGTTTGGAATAGAATCATACATAGATTATGACAAGATGTTTGAGAAAGTATTTCTTGATGCTCTACAGATTGTCATTGAACCGCTAGGATGGAAAACACAAGAAGAGTCTTCACTGGAAGACTTCTTTGGATA